GGCTAAATCTTCTGCCCCCTTTGAATTAAGACTCTTCAAGCCTCGAGCAATACGCTGTGACTCAAGATAATCAACACCCTTGTTGTAGATGTTCCAGCCCAGTGATGTTTGCGTACTAGCAATTGCTTCATAAGGGTCTTGAGATTCACGGAACTTCTTTGTGCTACCAGGAGCAACTGCAAGGTCACGTTGCTTCTTATAGATAGTAGATGAGAACTCACCATTGTTAGCATCTCCTACTACAAACCAACCGTACTCAGGGTTCTTAGCAATCAAGTCACCTAGTTGTGTGGCACGCTTGTCAGCCTCAATAGATGCATTAACACCAGTGTTGTTCTTTGAACGGCTAGTTGTGAAGATGTAGTAATCATCTCCATACTTGTTCCAGAAGTTCTCTGCTGCATTGGCTGAGTCCTCTTGACGCAACTTTTGGTACTCATCAATCCAGAACTGATAGGGAGAGCGTGTGTTTGTAGCAAAAGGAAGAACAAATCGACTTATAGTTTCCATTCCAAGAATGCTTAAAGCCCTGTCGTTAATCTCTTTTGCAGTTGGTGGGGTATCACGAAGACCCTTATCGTATTTATGGTTTTCTTCCATAGCAATAGTAACCGTAAGGTTCATTCGCATTGGGTCGTTTTCATCAAAACGTGCAAGCAACTTACGTGCTCCTGCGCTTTGAATCAGCAAGTCTCTCATACTGGTTCCATCTGGACCGTAAGGAAGGATTTCCTCCATCAAAGCAGTCTTCTCTAAATCAGGAACTTTTTTTAGAAGCGCAGATGCGCCATACTGCACAAACCAACCAGCGCCTGGGTTCCACCACGCACCACCTTGGAAGATGAGGTTAAGTGATGCCTTGGGCACTGACAATGGTCGTTCGCCTAGACCCATACGCTTAGCCCATTCACCAGGAATGTTTATGTATGTCTTGCCTTCACGCTCTTCTGTAAGACCTAAGCGGTCAGGTGAGTTATACGTGGTTTCAAGAATACGCAACTTGCTTGGGTCATCCACAAGGATGCGACCCCACTTCTGGGCAACATCAGCGAATGCGCCAAAGAAAGGAAAGATGTATTTAACTGCAGTTGCTGAATCAATGCGCTCTGATGTGTCATAAAGAGTACGTTGCATTTCCGCTCTTGCCCATTGACGTGCTGAGCCTTCTATTTTGCGTAGATACGCAGGAGGAATGGTCTCCCCTGGGTAGGAATCAATTGCATTTCTAATAGATGCTTCAACGCGAGTACGGTAAAGGTCTACAAATAATGGGTTACGAACTAATGCTGATTCAGGAATTTCTCCAGCGTATTTGTAGAATCCTTCAAGAATCCCAGCCCAGCCGTTAGCCAAAGCACTTGTTCCATTGGCTGCGCCAATTTGTGCACCGTTAACAGGTGGTCGTCCTGCTGTTCCAGTACCAAAGAAGTTCTCAATATCATCAGCAGTAATACGACGAGTGGCAGCGATTGCTTTTAAGCCCTCTGTTCCACGTGGAAATAGGCTGTCAATGTTGAGTACGTTAGCCTCAACGATGTCACGAGCCTCGCGACCCATACCCAGGTTACGCATAATGTTGCGACCTTCTGATGTCCTAAGTAAGAACTGCTCTACTTCATCGACACTCTTGCCAGCGAGAAGTTGAGATGTAATTTTTGAGTTACGGAGTTGGCGGTTGACAACACGCTCATACGCTGAAACCCAGACTTGGTTGTCTCCAGTGATTGTAACGAAATCGCCAGTTGTTTCATACGCACGGCTAAGTTTTCTATGTGATTCTACAAATGTATCATCCATAATTCTTGCAGCGTTCTTAACAAACTGTGCAGATATTGCTGCTGCTTGTTCTGGATTGGCACCTAGTGCATCCTGATACAAAATACCGTCAACCTGGTTAAGACCCATACCGTACTTGTCTTTAACTTTACCTGGGTTGACAAGCATATTGTCAATATCTGCAATCTGCTGGTCAATTAAATCTACGTTGTTTGATATTGTTCTTTCAGAAACAAGTTCGGCACGCTTTATCTTCATCTTGACAGTGTTGCTCCACTTAAATACATCTTGATAGGTTGAACCTACAAATCGGTTAGCAACAAGGTTGTTAGAACCTGCAGAGGCTGCCTTAATAATAGCCATAGGTCCTGCAACAGCGAGGGTACGCATTAAACCTTCAGTTACGTTACGTACTGGATAACCAACACGTGCAAGAACTTCAAACTTAATTAATGAATCTAGTCCTTCAATAAGTTCAGTTCCTATTTCACGACCCTTACTTGTCGTTTGATAAACTCTTCCACCCTTATCAATACGAGCGCCACGAGTAAACTTACTTAGTGAGCGGTACATCTGCTCAACGTCAAGGGTTGGCAACTGATGTGCTAACTGTGATTCCATAAGCGGCGCAGGAAAAACATACATTCCATTTTCTCCGCCAATAATTGGCTTTAATGCAGCCTTTTCTGCTGCAGCGCCCGAACCTGTGTATACACGCTCACGAATTAAATTCTGTGCCTTAACTCGTCCGTCTTGAAAAGTTGTCCAAGCCTTTCTTACAGCCTCGTCGCTAAATCCATACTGACGGGCAATAGTGCTAAATATTTCTGATTCAATTTCCTGATACACACGTGCTCTGTCGTTAACATCCACAGTATTTGTGTATCTAGTAAAGAGTTCATTTTTACGTTCTACAGAAAAACGAGACTTAGCAAGGTCGCCTTCGAGGTTTTTTAACTGTAACTCTAACGTGTTCTTTACCTCTGCAGCAGATGCTCCTGTACGAGGGTCATCTTTTACGCCAGCCTTAAGTTGTGACTGGATGTCTTGAATCTTTGCAGTGTAGTTTGCTACCTGCGTGTCGGATACACCTCGTACACGAGAGAGCATATTGTCAATGGTTTGTACAGACTGATTGTTGTTAAAATCAATCCATCCTTTAGGACGCTTATAAAAGAATCCAGTCATAAAACGTGCTGTTGCAGGAACTGCGGCGGCAACATATTTTCCTGGCGCAGATGCGCGTACATCAATAAAACTTTGACTGTTAGCAAATGTCTGACGAAGACCAGATAGTTTATCTACTGTTGGCACAATGTTAGGGTCGAGAATAGCCTCAGCAGAAAGTTTCTTATGAATATCTAACATCTGGTCTTCGTATTGCTTGATAAGAATATTTGATGCTTCAATATCTGTACCATTGTTAACTAAATCAAAAGTAAAGTTACCTGTAGCCTTGTCAACACCTGAACCTAGGTACTTGACATCTGTAACTTCATCACGAAGTTTACCCAACTTTGCAGCAATTATCTCATTTGTTTCTGTGAGACGTTTATATGAAGCAGGGTTACCCTGTGCGGAAAGAATAATATCTGTTTTAAGTTGATGACGTATAAGTTTATCTGTTTCTTTATTTGCATCAGCAAGAAGACTAGACAGTGAACCAGGATTAGAAGACTCACGGATAGCCCTGATTCTAAACAAATCAGCCTCGTCCATATTATCAGTGTTCTCTATGAACGATTCAAACGTAGCCTTTACTTTCTTAGCCTTAAAACCAGTTTGCTCTCCAGCCAGGATTGCACGCAATTCATTCGTGCCCTTAACTGCAGTAGAGATTCCCTTGTAAACCTTGACTCCCTTACCGATAAAGATGGTTGGGTCAATTACAAAGCGAGCAACTACATCTGTAGTCCAAGAAGAGATACGTCCAGTTGCCTGGTCACCAAATGCTTCTTTGCGTTGCTTCTTGTCAAATATATCAAAGTCATTGGCTGCAAATAAGATATGGTCTTGTACAAATTTATCAGTGTTAATTGCACCACCAGTGGTAAAACTTGCTACATCAGAGAATGCATCGTTAAACATATTGATTGGCTTGCCAAGTGTTTGGTTAATTACTGCCTGTCCTGGTGAAATGTTACGTGATGCATCCCAAGCCTTCTTGACTCCATCAAGATTAAAACCACTATTAAAAATTGGGTTATTTTGTTCTGAAAGAGTTAAGCCAAAGGAAACAGCCTGTGCTGAAAAGTTATAAGCAGTTTCCATACCAGCAAATATTTTTCCCCAAAAGCCAGGCTCCGTTGCTTCTTTAGCCTTTTGTTCTTTAAAGGCTTTAGCAAATGCTTCGCGTTCACGCTCAGGGATGGATTTACCTAAATCCAATGGCAAAGCCAATGACTGAGGTTTCTTGTCTCCGTTGTAATAATTATTAAATGCGCCAATGGTGTCAAATGCTGAACCACTTTTTATTTTTTGCGTTGGTTGAAACATTAAAGAGTAGCCCTTAACACTCTCACATAATTGCGGAAGGCTTGCGAGGAGTTAGGGCTTTGTGCGGCAACTTCGAGTACTGGAAGATAAGAAAGCAAACGCTGCTTATCTTCACTCGTGTCACCTGCACCAGGAAGTGTGAGTGCTTCTGGTCCTGCTCCTGGTCCCATAGCGATTCCTGTAGTTACTGGCTCGTTTGGTCGTTCTGTTGGAGCAGTAATCGATGTCGCTTGCGGAAGGTTGCTTGCCATTGAAATTGGTGATGCTGTTGTTCCAGTTAGTGATGGTGCTTTTGCCATAGGCGCACCAGACTGTTGTTCTGTTAATGCTTGATTTTGTCCATAGGCGAAACCTGTGTAGTCACGTCCTGCTTGTCCGTTACCGCCCATACCATTGACGTTTGCAGGGTTGTTTTGAGGTGCAGTCGGGCGCATACCGCCACTGTTCTTATTGCCTGCCATTATTCCTCCTACTTAATTTCTTGTTCAAGAATATGAAATGGAGCCGAAGTTCCATTATTGTTAAGTGCTGCAATTTTCATTGCATCTAATACTGTTACTCCAGCGTGAAGAGCACCTAGTGCGTAATCTCCACCAGAGCCAACTGCATAAAATCCTGTATTATTCATAGCAACTGCAAAGTCACTATCGATTTCAAATAAAGTTCCATTGATTCCAATAAGAAGTTGCAATTCAAACTTATTATCAGAGTCTTCTGAGCCTTTATTAAATTCAATTCCTGCTTCAACTAATGTTGATTTTAATGATGGTGCAACTTTGTTAATTACAAACTCATAAAGATTTTGTTTTGCTTTTGCATTTACAACTGGTGGTTGCCATCCGTGTAATGTAACTTGTAAGGCACGGTAATCTCCAGCACCGCCAATAATATAACTACCACGTTCTACTGCTTTAACCATCTCAGGGTGTGTATAAACTTTTCCACCCTCTGCTACGCGTGAGTCAGACGCTATGACGCAACCATTTGCGGCTTGTACGCCAACGATTGTTGTCATTATCCCCTACCTCTTTATCGTCGCGTAGTTGTTCTTACTGATGCGTTTCCTTGCCCTGTTGCACCACTAAGTGATGAAAGAAGACTTTGAATACTTGGTTGTTCTGCTTGTGCAGGAGCGCCTCCACCCATCATTTCTGGAGAAGGAGCGCCTCCTGCTGGAGCAACCTCAGGAGCAGGGGACATTTGCTCAACCGATTGTGGCACTCCAGCAGGAGGGACCTGTTGCTGCGGAGCGAATGTGGCTTCAATTGCGTCTTCTAGTGCTTGACCCTTTTGACGAGCCTTGATAACCGCAGCAATCTTACGTACGACTTCAGAGGCATCCTGGCCTTGAGTAGCCATTTGTGGAATGGCCTGTGTGTATGCCGTAAGTGAACCGAGTAGCGCACCGCGCATATCCTCAATTTCAATCTTTTCTAATTCTTGTGTTACGTTAACTGTAAATGGTAGTTCTCTCATAGCCATATCTCGGCTGATGAGTTTTCCTCC